AATTTAAAGATAGTTTTTATACTGAATATTTTGCTAAACAGATAAGAGAAATAGACGAGGAATTAAAATGTTAACGAAAGAAAAGTTAATATTAGATAATATAAATTTAATATATATGGTGTTAAAAAGATATAATTTATATAATCAACTTGATGAATATTATGACATAGGAATGATAGGATTAGTTAAAGGTGCTAATACTTACAGTGGAGATAAAGGCTATAAAGTATCAACATATTTAACATCCTGCATAACTAATGAAATACTTGCTTATAAAAGAAAACAATCTATGCAAAAAAGAGGAAATGGGATACAAGACATATCGATTTATACACAAATAAATGATAATGGTAAAGAATTATATTTATTAGATGTAATTCCTTCAAAAGAAAATATAGAAGATAACATTATAAAAAAAGAAAGATTAGAATTAATTTATAAAGAAATATTCAAATTAAGCGAAAGAGATAAATTAATAATATGTTCTACTTATGGCTTATTAGGTTATAAAGAATTAACTCAAATCCAAATATCAAAAAAAACAAATATTACACAAGCCCAAGTGAGTAGAATAATAAAAAAGTTTATAAAAGAATGTAAAGAAAAATATAATGGAGGTAATAAAAATGAGCCAAAATAGTGAAAGAAAAATATTAAGAGAAAGAGAAAAAGATAAATTAAAAGAAATACATAAGACATATAGCAGAAAGCCAAAAGAAATATGTCCTAAATGTCATAAAAAAAGTTTATTTATGACTAATAGCAAAAACGAAGTATATTGTATAAGATGTAATAATTTAGTTGCAATAAAGAAATAATTGTGCTATAATAGGAAGTGGAAAAGTAGGAGAACAAGCAAAAACTAAAAATATTATTTTCTTAAACATATTATTAACCCCTTTCAAAGATATAAAATGTTTGTTCTCCAATAAATATTCTTTTATGAAATTATGAGTTTGCCTTTAGTGAGTTTGATAATTTCTAACTTTTTTAGAATTGGAGGATAAAATGAAATATGAATTTATTAAAATTGACTTAGATACTTACAAATTAGTTTATACTAGCAAAGATAAAAAAGAAGTATCTATTGAATTCAAAAGAACAATTGAAATGGCTGAAAAACTGCAAGGAATTGTAGCAACAGCAAGACTTAATATGTATAAAGAATTAAGTAAACAAGGAATAACAAAAAATGACCTTATAATCAAAAAAGATGATGGAAAAGGTCATATAACTTATGATGAAACTAACTATCAAGAATATGAAAAATTTTATATTCAATTAGAAGAGGCTATCATATTAAATGAAATGATAGAAAAATTATTCGGTAAGAATATAAAAGATTTATTTGATGATATGGGTATTGATAATATACCAGAAGCAGAGCAACCCATACAACTGCAATTATTTAGTTCTAAATTAGGACAGATTATTAACAAAGGACTAGATGATACTCCCAGTGAGGGAAATAAAGAATAATTATAGCAAAAAAATAAGCAATAAAACAATATTTTGCTTTGCTTATAAAGAGGATTTAGACCAAGCCTATGCCTTTTATTGTAGTAGATATGAAAACATCTCATACGAAGAGTTTATGAGATTGGGTTTATTTGAATTTAAAAAGAAATTAGGAAGTGTGCCTAAGACTGAGCCTTTGTACGATATTATAAAATCAAGAACAATAAACATAGCAAGTATAAAAGATAAAGAAGAACGAAAGTATTGGAGAGAATTAAGAAGAATTAATCAGATACCTCAAATATTTATACCTACAAAAGAAGTATTTGATAATTTAAAAGGAAGATTAAAAGAAACAAGTCAATTAGGAGGAAAATAATGAAAAAAATAATGATAAGCCAACCCATGAGAGGAAAAACAAATGAACAAATAAAAGAAGAAAGAAAAGTATTAGTAAGTGAACTAGAAAATGAAGGTTATGAAGTGTTAGACACTGTCTTTGATACAGCACCAAAAGCCATTGATGAAGCAATATGGTATTTATCAAAGAGCATTGAATATTTAGCACAAGCAGATGTGGTATTCTTCATGAAAGGCTGGCAATATGCTAGAGGATGCAAAATAGAACACGAAATTGCTGTTGAATATGGCAAAAAAGTAATTTATGAAAACTAGGAGGAAAATAAAAAATGGAAAGAGATTTAATTAAGTTTAATAAAAATATAACAAAGGTAACAAAAGAAATAGCAAAATATGAAGATGAAAAAGGAAATTATATGTTAATACCTACAGGTCAACTATTATGCAATGTAGAATATATGGAATTAGATGAAATAAGTTATAAGAGAGCATTATTTGAAATGATAATTGATAAAAATACAGAATATAATAAAATTACAATCACTAAACCTGTGGACAAATATACTAAAACTAAAAATGAAAAAGATAAAGGTACTATCATAGATGCCGAAGTAGAAGTATCACAAGTATGGGTAGTTAAAAATGGCTTAGGTTTAACAAAAGCATATAATAACAAAGAAAAAGCAATTGAATATGTTGAAGGATTAAATGAAGAAACATTAGAAATGGCGGAGTTGAAATAATGAGAGAAGAAGTTAAAAACTTTTTGGAAGAATATGAAAAACTTTGCAAAAAGTATGAAATGGGGCTTGTAGGTTGTGGGTGTTGTGGAAGCCCTGCATTAGTAGATAAAAAAGGATTTATTATATATGATGATGTAAATTATGAAAATAATCGCATTTATATAGGTTATACTCCTTGGAAAGAGGAACTAAGTAAGAAAGATTAAAAGATATTATTAAGTAGGTGGTAATAATGGATAATCAAATGTCATTATTCAGAGATAAGAAAATAACAAATCAAATAATAAATAATCTTTTAGAAATAAAAGAAAGTTATGAATTACCTGATAAACTTATGGCTTTATTATTAGATAACAATTCAATGATTAAGTTATTTGATAAATTTATGGGATATGATGTTGATTTAACAAAAGACATTTTTAGAGATTATTTTCAAGAACAGCACGCAGATAGAAAAAGTTTAAAGCAAGATTATACACCAGACGCAATATGTAAAATCATCTCAAAATTACAAAATGAAAAAGATACATTGCTAGATGTATGTAGTGGGACAGGAGCATTAAGTATATTCTCTTATAATGAAAATAATGATTTATCGATAGTATGTGAAGAATTATCACAAAGAAGTATATCAACTTTATTGTTTAATTTAGCAATAAGAAATGTCAAAGGATATGTATTAAGAAAAGATGTATTAAAGAATGAAATATTAGATATTTATAAATTGGAAAAAGGAGAAAGATATAGTATTATATCAAAAGTTGAAAATATTGAAAAAAGAAAATATAATACTATAATATCTAACCCTCCATATTCATTAGAATGGCAACCAATAGCAGATGAAAGATTTAATACGTATGAATTAGCACCAAAGTCAAAAGCAGATTTTGCATTTATATTAGATATTTTATATAGATTAGATGAAAATGGTAAAGCATTCATGATATTACCTCATGGAATTTTATTTAGAGGGCAAGCAGAAGGCAAAATAAGAAAACAACTAATAGATAATAATTTAATTGATAGTATTATAGGTTTACCTGATAAAATGTTCTTAAATACACAAATACCCACTTGCATATTAATATTAAATAAAAATAAAAAAGATAATAATATTTTATTTATAGATAGTTCTAAAAATTGCATAAATCAAGCAAAACAAAATGATATGAGCGACGTTCAAATAAATAAAATAATAGAAACGTATCAAAATAGAAATGAAATAGAAAAATATTCACATTTAGCAAGTTATAAAGAAGTAATTGAAAATGACTATAACCTTAATATTCCTAGATATGTAGATACCTTTGAGGATGAACCTTTACCAGATTTAAGAGAAGTAGTCCAAGATATGATTAGAATTGAAAAAGAAACTAAAGAAACGGAACACGAATTAAAAAAAATGCTGGAACAATTAGAGGGTACAACACCAGAAGAAAAAGAATATTATTCAAAAGCAATAAAGCCTTTGATGGAATGGTTGGTGTAATTTATGAATTTAAAAGATTATAAAAAAGTAAAATTATTAGATTTAGTCGATATTGAGATAGCAAAAAAGGATAAAGTTTACAATAAAGGAAATATTATTATTCAAGTATATGCTAGCAAGGGTCAAATATTTTATTTAGAAGAAGATACTTCTGTAGAAAGGCAATATATAATATTAAATTGTAAAGATAACAACATTGTAGATACTAAATATTTATATTATGTTATAAGTGGCTTATTACCAGAGTTTTTGGCAAAATATCAGACGGGTATAAACATTCAACCAGAAGTATTTAACTATATGGAATTAGTTATACATGATGATATAAAGACACAAGAACATATAGCAAAAATATTTGATAAAATTGACGAAGATATAAAAAAAGAAGAAGAATTGCTAAAAAAGTATCAAGATTTTAAAAAACATCATTTAGGGGAAATGTTTGTTTAAGGCAAATATATGAGTAAATATTGGAAACCATCTATAAATGGAAAAAAAGATTTTGAAGATATTTATAGAAAATACAAATCAGGGTTGATGACTTCAACTGAAAGTGCTTATCATTGTGGAATAAGTCAAATTGGCTTTTTAAAAAGGGTAAAGATATATGAAAAAGATAAAAGTTTAAAATATGATACAACAACAGAAGAAGAAAAAAATAAGGCATTAAAATTGATGGAAAAACACATTGACAAAATAAAAAAATTTAATTTTGATTTTCAAGAACAATTAACAGATGTATTATATAGAACTTGTTTATACATAATTAGAAATCAAGATGAAATAGATGACGAAGAAAAATTAGTGTGGTTCTCGTTAAAAAGAAAATGTAAGGATATAAGGTATGAAAAATCTAAGAATAAGGAACTTAAAATATTAGATAAAATAATATATTAAAAAGGAAGTGATACAATGGCTAAAGAAGATAACTTAATACCAGGTGGATACAAGTTAACAATTGAAGAAGCCTCGAAAGGTGGAAAGAGGAGTGGAGAAGTAAGACGCCTTAAAAAAACCTTTAAAATGGCTCTAATTGAAGCACTTGAAAAAGAAGTTAAAGATGAAAAAGGAAAGCCAACTGGAAAGACTTATCAAGACTTGGTTAATATAGGATTACTAAAAGGAGCAATGGAAGGCAATGCTACCAATTATAAAACTATTCTTGAAACCATAGGAGAATTAGAGCCAGAAAAAACCGAGGTCTCAGTTCCAACAATAAAATTAGAAGTAGTAGATAATAGTAATTTGGAGAGTGTATTATATGATAATAAAGAATAAATATCACAATACCAAAGTTATCTATAAAGATATAAGATTTTCAAGTAAAAAAGAAATGCGAAGATATATCATTTTAAAACAACTAGAAAAAGCAGGAATAATAAATGAATTAGAACTACAACCAAAGTTCTTATTACTAGATACAATTCATTATAAAGACAAGACATATCCTAAAACTTATTATATTGCTGATTTTAAGTATTTTGATAATGAAAAAGGTAAATATATTATAGAGGACATTAAAAGCCCTATAACAGCAAAAGACAAGGTATATAGGCTTAAAATAAAAATGTTATTAACAAAGTATCCTGATATAGAATTTGTGGAAGTAATATAGTATAATTAAAATGTGGGAAGCATACGCACCATATGAGTATGCAAGATAACTAGGTGTGAGGTGGGCTAGGTTATCAATTATTAATAGACAAATAGCTACTTTATAGGTGGCATAGAGTAGATATATCCTATGCTATAGTAAATAGGACAACGTTGTTGTAATAATATATCTATTCTATGGTGCTTATAAATACTAGTAGTCTATAAATGTGTTCCAGAATGGAGTAAATCAAGAAATTGATGTAGAAATCATCTTTATAGACAATAAGCACTGCTAGTAGGTAGTGTACTGATGATATAGATTGAAGTCCATAGTTCCACTATGAATAGTATATATCATTGGTATAGTATCTATTAAGCAGTACACTGATAATATGCAAGTGTAGTACGAATAAGCCAATTAGGCACTGAATTTCTAACAGGTCGACTATTTTAGAAAACTAGACATATTATTAGTGTAGTGTTTAATAACACTGGAAAAAAAGGAGGTGTCAGAAATGGCAAAAAAAAGTAACACTGGAAAGAAAAAGGTTGATGTTATTAGTTTAGATAATAAGCCAGTTAATCCACAAGTTCAAGAGGAAAAAACAGAAATACCTACTAAATTTGTTAAGGTTGGCTCTACTGTTCCAAAAACAGCAGAAAGCAAAATCAAATTAAATAATGGAAGAGTATATAAAGATTTAGGCAATGGATATGGTATGTATTCTGATAATGGACAAGTATTTAGACTTAAATAGGAGGCAAATATGGAGTTTATTAAATTGAGAGAAGATAGATATTTAATCAAAGACAGTAATGGCTTGATTGTATCTAACGAAGAGAAACTAAAATTAGAAAAGAAAGAATTAATCATTAAAGATATAGAAAGTAATGAGTGTCAAGGAAAGACTACTCAGAGAATTGAAGAAATAGATAGGGAGTTGGAAAATGGAAACAAGTCTAAATCTAACACTATCAAAAAAGCAAAGCCAACTACTAAATGATATAATTAGCCCTAATCTAACTGAAATATATGTGTTAGGAAGTACGCAAAGTGGTAAGACTTTTGATATATGTTTAGGGTGTATCTTATATGCTCAAGCCTTATATTGTTATAATCCAAACGAAACTTATTTCGGTTCTATAACTGGTTGGAGTTTAGAAACATTAAAAGGTAACATATTAGAGCCTTTAAAAAAGTTTCTAGATGATATGAAGTTAAAAAAAGGAAGAGATTATATATTAAGGTGGCAGACCGATGAAAAGTATCTGGAAATATACAACATTAGATATTATTTCTTTGGCTTTAACAATGTTCTTGCATTCAACAAGATATTAGGTAAGCCTTTGATATTTGAGTGGATAGATGAAAGTGCTAGAATATACTCACAGGATAATTTAAGAGAGCCATTTAATGAGTTTCCTGGTAGACAAGTATCTTATGCAGACCACCCTTATTTAAAGACTATACATTCATTCAATGTTGAGGGTGGGGAAAATCATCCATATAAGATTGACTACATAGATAAGAAACCTTATGCTAAGCATTATTCTTTCTTTCCTTATGACAACCCTAAGATAAAAACAGAAGAAGCAATGCGAAAGGTATTAGAAATGTTTCCACCCGGAAATCTAAGAGAACAAAAGATATTCAATAGATGGATACTTGCAACTGGAAAAATTTTTACAACAATAAACATCATTAATGATTTAAATGACTATGCTTTCAGAGAAATAGGAATAGGAATAGACTATGGTTCGGTCCATGCGACAGCCTTTGTACCTATTGCTTTAGCTTATGATAAGGTAAATAAGAAATGGGTATTAATAAGGTTAGAGTATTACTACCATAATGCTAAAGAAGAACAAGATAATCCTACAACTGAATATTTTAGCAAGCAATTAAGATTATTCTTATTGTATCTAAAAAGTGAGTATGGACAAGTTCCTATTACCACAATGGTATTAGATAGTGCTGCTGCTCATTTCCATAATAGGTTAATTGCTGATAATATATCACATACATTAATCAATAAAAGTATGGATAATGTAGTTGAGGGAGTTCAATATATGCAATCTTTATTCTATAAGGAATATTTGCTTATATATAAACAAAAAGCAATTAAGCACATAACCGACAATGGCGAATTAGTTTATAGTGGTAAAGATGATGGATTGCTTGAATTAGAAAGTTATAGATATGACCTAAAGGCGAGTGCTAAAAGTGGTAAAGAAACCTATGTAAAAGAGTTTGATGACCATATAGATGCTTGCTTAACAGGAGATACTATTATTGCAACAGATAGAGGTAATTTCAAAATAATTGATTTAGTTGGAAAAAGTGGAAATGTTAAATGCTTTGATGGTAATAAATTTATATATAGAAAATTTAAAGATGTAAGGCTTACAAAAAGAAAACAAGACATATATAAATTAAAATTATCAAATGGTTATGAATTAAAAGGTACATACGACCATCTTATATTAACTACAAAGGGCTATAAGAAATTAGGAGAATTAACTGAGAAAGATAAAATCATTTGCAATTGACACGATTAGATATTTATTGTATAATTAACTAGGAGATGATTATATGATAAAATATGAAAATGATTATGCTTATGTTGATGGTTATAAATTTAAGAAAAATACAAGAGATAATTATTATTTATCTTCTAACAATATTGGCAATAGAAGAAAATATTTGCACATTTATATATGGGAAAAGCATAATGGGGAAATACCAAAAGGTTATGATATACACCATATAGACCACAACAAAGATAACAATGAAATAAGCAACCTTAAAATGATATTAAAAAGAGAACATAGCATATTACATTCAAAAGAATTAACCGAAGAACAAAAAGCAAAAAAAATAAAGAACTTTAATGAAAAGGCAAGACCAAAAGCAATAGAATGGCATAAATCAAAAAAAGCAGAAAAATTCCATAAAGAACAATATAAAATTTCTCTAGGGAAAATGAAACCGCAAAAAATTACTTGTGAAAATTGTGGAAAAGATTATTATTCAATTTGTAATGGTAGAAATAAATTTTGTTCTAATAAATGTAAAAGTGCTTATAGAAGAAAAATAGGAGTAGATAATATTGAAAAAAAATGTATCAAATGTGGAGAAAAATTTGAAGTTAACAAATATTCAAAAAGAGAGCAATGTTATAATTGCTACCCCTGTAGAAATAAAAAAACTTCCAAATAAAGAAGATGTTTATAATATGGAGGTGGAAGAAGTGCATAATTTTGTTGCCAATAGAATTGTGGTTCATAATTGTAGGTATATCATAATTGAGTTTAAAGAAACAGATAGAGCGCCAGTGGTATAAAAGGAGTTGATTAAAATCGAAATTCGTTGTAAATCTACAAAAAGATATTTATTTAAAATAGAAATTGAAGAATATTATAAAAATCTAAAAAAAATGGGAATAGAAGTAGAAACTCCTTTAGTAATAGAATATCCTTGCCCTAAGTGTAAGATGATAGAAGTATATGAAATATATCCTACTCATTACATACATATAAAAAGTTATAAAAGAGATGTTGACAATAATAAATAATTATGCTATAATTTAAGAGATAGAAAAGTGCGAAAAAGTGTGTCGTAAACATAAGAAGCATATAGTTAAAGAGATAACTATATGTTTTTTATTATTTATACACATAGAAAGGAGTTAAAAATGAGAACTCTAATAAAGCAAATAAGTGCCATTTTTAATAAATTAATCAGCAAAATTGCAGAATTTATGCAAAAATTAAGATTAAATTACGAAAATAATAGAAAATGGACTTTGTATTTATATTTAAATGGTCAATGCATAGATAAAAGAAAGATAGATAAAGACTTTGCTCCTATGGGTAAGTTCTATGTAGTAAAAGTAAGAGGCATGATGCATTTACTAGGAACTAATAGAAAAGTGCAAATAGTAGTTCAAAGTTATAAATATAAATTGACTGATGAAAAGAAAAGAGAGGCTCATATTGAAACTCTAATATATGAAGGAGTTGATATTAAATGAATAATCAAGTAAGATTAAAATCAGCATACAACTATTTAGAGGCTCCATATATAAGAGTAGAGGCAACAGTAACTCAGCCTGGTATAACTAATGGAAAGCCTAATATTTACAAGAAAAATGACTATATAATTGCTCCTAGTGGCAAAAAGGTTGCTACATATATAGTTAATCAAATATTTGGCTCAGATTTAGTAACACAGACAGAGGGACTATCAATAAATTGGTTAATGCCTACACTTAAAGAGAGCCTAGAATTAGCAGTATATGAAGAAGAAAGTTTTATATTAATAAATAAGTTTGATAATAAGATATATCTAGAATGTATTAAGAAATCAGACATACACGATTTAGTACAAAAATATGATAAAGTAATAAGTGGTACTATCGTACAAGAGTTTGTTACTAAAGAAGATATATACGAACTTCATAGAAATATTAAGTTAGAGAATGGTATTACTTATATGACTATGGAAGTATACAAAGAAGATAAAGGCGGTAAATTAATACCTGTTGATTTAGGAACATTTAATCTAAGAACTGGCAATGAATACATTGCTAAGTACATATTACCCTATGAAAATCTAATTAATATAGATATAGGTCAGAATTTCTTTAAAGATAGTAAAAAATTCTTAAATGAAGAAATGGAAATATTTAACACCTTTGTTGATGAAATAGAAAAGACCAAAACTAAGATAGTAACAAGCCAGCATTATCAAAGTGGTGATATAGTAACTAATTGGCAACCTGCTTCTAATCACTACAAAGTAGATACATTAAGTGTTGGTAAATTAGCAGATTACTTTACTTTATTGCCAGGGGATAAAGACCACCAATTATTTGAATTTTTACAAGGTAATATTAGATTTAATGAATATATTAGTTCATTTAAGTTTTGCGATTATCAAGTAATTCAAATGGCTGGACTAAGTCCTGCAACATTCGGTTATGAAAAAGATGCTTATCAGAATGTCGATAGCATAGATTTAAGTAAGAATAATTCTGATATGACTATTGAGGCAATAAAGACACAAATAGAGCCTCAAATAAATCATTTACTTGAAAATGTTGTTAAAGCACAGCAAGCGAACAACATCCAAGTTAATCTAATTCCTAGTGAGTTAAATTGGGACTATGGAGCAAATGAGAAATTCAATGATATGAAGAAACTTCAAGTATTAAATAGAATTCAAAGCGTTGGAAGTGTTCCATATAGTGTAAAGGCTAAGATAATAACACCTATCCTTAATAAGTTAATTGATGATGACTATGTAGGAAAGAATAGTAAATTAATAGAAGAATTAATTAATGCGAATAAAGAGGAAGAAGAAGCAATACAAGTTAAGTTTGGTGAGGTATAATGAAAAAAGACCCATTTAGTTTATTTATAGAAGATAGTGCTTACTATTCAAAGAATGAATATTATAAACTAATGTATGAAACTAAACGAGTATTCTTCGATTACTTATATAAGAATAAAACTCTAGCAGAGTTCAAAAAAGAAACTGCAAAAATATGGGAAAAGGTAGACCATAAATATATGGCTGAAAGAATAAAAGAACTTGAAGATATGATAATGGCTAGAGATTTAGAGGGAAATAAAATAATAAATCCTGATGCTGAATATAAACAAATATATGAATTAGCAAGTGAAAAAGTATTCCAAAATGTAGAGAAAAAATATAAATATAACATTGATGAGTATTATAAAGGCAGAAGAAAAACAGCAAACAAAAGTTATATAGATAGAGAAAGTTATTTATCTAAACTAGTAACTAAATACGATGAAGTGCAAGCAACTATCCCATACCATAATAAAGATGGAAGTGTAAGAAGTTGGCATAACATAGCAGATTATAATTCAATGCTTTATAATACTAATCTTAATCATGCAGGTTGGAATAGGACGATGTATGATGCTAATTTATTAGAAAAAGAACTTTTATACTTGCCAGCTCATACATTCGCTTGCCCTTTATGTATGCCTTATCAAGGTAAGATATATAGTAAAGAGGGAAAGAGTGGATATACTTCTGATGGAATTAAATATTATCCACAAGAAGAAGCAATTGCTGGCGGTGTAGGTCATCCTAATTGTAGGCACCAATGGACTATATATTGGGATAAAGACCAAATACAAGAAAATGATTATAATTCTGATAAGTGGCAAGAAGATTATGAAAAAAAGCAAAAGATACAAGCCCTACAACTAAAAAGAACTAAATTAAAGAATGATAAAAAGATATATGAAGATTTAGGAAATGGAAGTGAGGTAGATAAAACAAATGCTAAAATAAAAAAGATAAATGCTACTATAAAAGAATTAAATAAATAGACCAATTGCTATTAAGTCTATAAAAGGTTAGCAGTCGCGACACACTTTTATCACTTCTAAAAAAAGGAGAATGATAAATATGAATTTTGATATTACTAAATATCTAAAAAACAAAGAGATTACTATAAGTAATGATGACCTAGATGTTTCTGCTATGGAAAAAGACCTTTATAAAGGCTATACAAAGAATAGTGATATTCCTAAGGCTGATTATTCAGGATATGTAAAGAAAGAAGATTATACTAAACTTCAAGGAGATTATGCAAATCTAGAAACTAACTACAACAATACTGTCAAGACTTTAAGTGAAGCAAATGATAAGATGGGTAGATTAAGTCTAGAGAATAAACTCGTTAAGAGAGGTTTTAAAGAAGAAAACTTTGATGAAGTAGTTAAATTAAGGAATAGTCTTTATGCTGATGAAAAAGATGATGACAAAGCAATTGAGGGAATAGTAACTAGATTTAAAAATACATATTTCCCAGAAACAGAAAAGAAGAATAATATACCATTTACACAAGCACCTAATGAGGGTGGAGTAAATGGAAATAATGCTAATACTGGTAAAGATATAAAGATAACAAGAGGTACTAGTATTAAAGATTTAATGATACCTGTAACTAAGTAATTTTAGTTAAATATAGAGGAAAGAAAAGGAGGAAGAAATTATGAATTTTACAGGAGTTAATTTAGACCTACAAGGTTTAATGAAAAGAACTTATGCTAATTTACTTTACAATTCTCAATTCTATAAAATGCTAGACAGAAGATGGTTTGAAGTTGGAAGAACTGGCACTCCAATTATTGAGATTGTTAAGCAATTAGACACTGCATTAAATGTAAGAAATAATGTAGAAATCGCACAAGGAGGAATAACAAACGAACTTGCTACTTACAATTCAGTAAAAGTTGACTTAACTGAATTACCTATGGATTATTCATTTAGAGTAAGCCCAATAGTAATGGGTAGTGGTATCGAAAGAGCAATTGAGGGACAAATCGAATTAAAAGAGGCTCAAATCTCTAGACAAATCGATGTATATGGCTTTAATAAATTAAATGCTGATATTACAGGACCTCAAGATGGCTCAATGGCTTATACAGATGGACAAATCACTAAATGGGCTCCAGCAAGTGGAACTGAAACTATTGAATTGATTAATGATTTAAAATCTAAATTATTTGATAGAAATATCTATGATGGATATCTATTAGGACTAAGTTCAAATGATTATGCTTACTTTGTATCAAGTTTAACATCAATTCTTAAATATGAAACAAGAGCAGGTGTTGAAGGTGTTGATATGGGTCAAGTTGCTGATGCTTATGGTGTTAGTGTATTCCAAATTAATAGTAATGTAATTGAAAAAGATAAAGATGGTAAAGATACAAATGTAGTAGGATACTTTGCTAATGAAGTTGGTACAGTTGGTGATACATTCTGGAGTTCATTTGCTCAATACAATGGTAACTTCCCAGGATATCCTGGATACTTCGTTGTTGAGGGAAATGTAATGTTCGGAGCAAAAGTAGTAAGACCAGAAGCAGTAATTAAATTAGTTGAAAGTCTACCAATAGTATCTGCAGGCTCATTCGATGCAGGAACTCATGCACAAGAATATAATCAAACTACTCCATTCAGTGGTACTGATGTTGAGAAGTTTGAAGCAGGTGGTTTACCAGCAGGATTAACACTTAACCCTACAACTGGTGCTATCACAGGTACACCTACTGAAGCGGGAAATTATCATGTTTCTGTATATGGTATTGATAAATATGGTAACTACTCTGATGCCTTTAGTGGCGACATTGTAATTGCCTAAATAGAAATGAGGTGGGAAAATGCAATTTTTCACAAAAGAGGAATTCGGTATTAAATATCCCGAATACTCAAATGCTGATATTTCAACTTGGCAGATAGAAGCAGTAAGTGAGATGATTTTCTCACAAATAGGCTTAAGATATAGGGATGCTAGTTGGGATACAATTAGTGTCCCTTTGCCTATTAAAAATGCTTCTATGGAACAAATGAGATTTTTATTAGAGCATGACATTCCATTTGTTGATTTTGATAAAGATATAAAGGCAGGAACAATGAGTTCGCCTTTAAAGACTGATTATTCTACTTTAGCACTAAGAATACTTGCTAATAATGGATATCTATATAGAGGTACACCAATGTCTAGTAATATGGCTCTTACTATACCATTTGGAGGCGAATAAAATGTTTCTAGTAAATGGTATGAAAGCAACATTAAGGCAGTTTAATCGTGATGAAAATGATGAAATATTTGATGATACTAATTATAAAGAAATCACAATTAAATGTTGTCCTTATGATTGCGAAAGTGCTATAAAGTTCGGTATTTATACAGTTCCTGAGGCTACTGGTTATTATCAAGTTGGAAGACTTGTTGATGTAAAAGTAGGAGACCAAATTATTTATTTAGGCAAATATGCTGATAATAAAGTCCATACAGTGTTAAAAGTTCAAGATAGTTGGATATTTAATAGAGTAGAGAATAAAATTATAGTGGTTAAATAATGGCTGATATTAAAGTAAATTGGTATCCAGGAAAGAAAAAGGAAGTATTAGAGGTTTCTGATAAGATAATGTATACAATAGCAAGACAGACACTTGATAGAACATTTTCTCATATTCCTATGTCAAGAAGAAAAGGAGTAGTCCATATGAGACAGACTTCAATGGCAGCAGGAGTTAGGGGAAGCGATGGAAATTATTATATAGGCTCTTATACTAACTATGCTAAATATGTATGGGTTATGCCTAATAATACTAATTGGACTGAGCCTGGTACTTTTGGCAAATGGTATCAAGAAATATATACTAAGCAAAAAAAGAGTATTGTTGGAATTGCTATAAAGGAGAATGAATTGAAATGACAAGAGAGTTATTAGAAAAGAAACAATTAATCTTAATTAAATATCTTCAAAACATAATTAGTGGTTATACCACTGACAAATGGAAAATAAAAGCCGAATATTCAACAAATGATAATGATAGTAGGGTAATAGTCGTGCAAGAACAAAGCGGACAAAAACAAGTATTCTATGGCGATATATTTCCTATGTATAATTATTATATGGTTGATATATATGGACTTACAATTAAAGAGTGTAAAGAATTATCTTTATTAATAGGTAATCTAATAGGAAAATCGGAAAGAATAGAAGTTGAAAATAAAGAAACTAATAAATTGGAAAGGTGGCAAATTATATTTACTCAATATGTTAATCCACAAGCAATAGAGTATATGGACATCAGAAGAGTTGGGTATAATTCAACCTTACAATGTATTATAAGTAAGATTTATGAAAAAGATTTATAGAAAGGAAGTGTAAATATGAATGAATTTTATGTAAATAATAGAGAAGTCATTAAAAACTTAGGTTTAAATACCGGTACTAGTGCAGTACCTGCATTTACTGCCATGTGTACAACTACTGAAGTCGGTTTGACAACTGATTTCGAGCAACAAGACTGGTATGTTTGGTGCGATGCTATTCAAAGAAGTATAATTACTGGTGCTGCCATCTCTATTGATACCACTGTTAAAATTGATATGAATAATGCTTCTATAGTTAAAATATTAGGAGATATTCATACATTAATCAAAGATGGTACTGTTGCTCAATTCAACAATCAATTGGTACAATTTGAATTATTAACAGGAGTTCAAGAAGGAGCATTGACTTATACTAAGTATAAAGTACCTTGTACTTTGAACTTTAGTGATTTAGGTGGTGCTGCTGAAGATAGTGGCGAGTTTGCATTGACTATTGTTGTAACTGGTAAAGGAGAAGTTGTAACAGGATAAACCTATAAGGGTTGGGTTAAAAGCCCAGCCCTTTATTTTATAATAAGGAGGTGGAATAAATGAATGGAGGAGAAGTCATCTTCAAGTTTAAAGGAGATGATAAAGACCTAGAAAAAAAGACTAATGGTGTCACTGGTAAATTGAAAGCAAGTACTATCGCTATTGGTAATTTAATGTCTAGTGCTATTGAAAAAGTTGGTAGTTCTTTATTAGGGCTTGGTAAAGATGCCTTACAAGGGGTGGCTGATTTAGAGCAGAATATCGGAGGTGTAGAGACACTTTTCAAAGATAGTGCTGATACAGTTATAGAGAACTCTAAAAAAGCCTATACAACAGCAGGAATAGATGCTAATAAATATATGGAACAAATAACATCATTTAGTGCTAGTTTATTACAAAGTCTAGGTGGAGATACAGAAGAGGCAGCCAAAGTTGGCGATATGGCTATTCAAGACATGGCAGATAACTCGAACAAATTCGGTACTGCTATTGAGAATATTCAAAATGCTTATCAAGGCTTCGCTAAGCAGAATTATACGATAAAAATTAATGTCTGCTTAATTAGTGATAATTAAGTAAGTGTATGTGAACCTTATCAAGGGTGTGAGATTAAAATATAAGTAGGAAATGACTTATTGAGATAATCTTGCTAACTGGGAAAGCCTAAGTCTAAAAGATATGGTTATCCAGTGCCAAGCCTAGAAATAGGAAGGTCAAACGACTATGAGTTCGTTACTCAGTACAATATCTATTGATACGATATTGGAAGTGCATACTATCTCAAATGAGATAAAGATATAGTCTAGTCCCACTTTTAAATAAGTGTTAAAGTACTAGGAAACTAGGGGTATAAATGGTTAGATAATTTAAAACTCGGTTGAAAAGCCATAGCCGAGTATAAACCGAAGAATTAAGCTGGAAACCCATCAAAAAAGGGTAATCAGAACCGAAGGCTATACAAAGTATAGTCAGGGGCAACGCATAGAGGTTGAAAAGATATAATACCTCCACGAGGCTTCGGAACTTTATATAAGTTAAAAGATATGCTGAACTATATAGATGATAAATATATAGAAATAAAAGATAAAAAACTTTTATGTTAACAAGTGTATGGTGGCACAAAAACAGAAATGGAAAGATTACTTGCTGATGCCGAAAAGATATCAGGAGTTAAATACGATATTTCTAATTTAAATGATGTATTTAATGCTATTCATGTAATTCAAGAAGAATTAGATGTAACAGGAACAACAGCAAAAGAAGCCTCTACTACTATAAGTGGCTCAATAAATAGTGCAAAATCGGCATTTAGTAATTTTTTAAGTGGTGCAGGTGGAATTGAAGAAGTAATAAGTACCTTTACTACTGCTGGAACAAATATATCAAATGCTATAATCAAAATGGCACCTCAAATAATAACTGGCTTAACTACTTTATTGAATAATCTAGTACCTTTAATCGGTCCTTTACTTCAAGCAATATTACCAGCATTGATACAAGGTACTTCAACATTAATAATGGGGTTAGTTCAAGCATTGCCTGGTATTATTCAAATATTAATGGGTATGTTGCCTACCATAATTCAAGAATTGGCAAATATGTTGCCTATTATACTAGAGGCTTTAATTCAAGGTTTAATTATGATAATTCAAGCATTAGCACAACAATTACCAACATTGATACCAGTTATCATAGATGCTATTCTTAGCACTATACCTATATTAATAGATAATTTACCTTTATTTATAGAGGCAGGATTCCAATTACTTATAGGTTTATTGCAAGGATTAATACAAGCAGTTCCTAAACTTTTAAGTTATATTCCTAAAATAATAACTTCTTTAGTAGGTTATTTTATGGAATTGCCTAAAAAATTAGTTAATATAGGTAAAAATATGATTATGGGAATATGGAATGGTATAAAAAATGTTAGCAAATGGATATTAGACAAGATTAAAGGCTTTGGAAAATCTATATTAAATGGAATTAAAAGTATATTTGGAATACATAGTCCATCAACAGAATTTGCATGGATAGGTAAAATGAATATGGTAGGTTTAGAAGAAGGTATGGAAGATATGAAAGGACAAGTTAATTCAACAGTAGATGGAATGTTTGATGATATGTTTAGTTTATCGCCTAGCTTATATGGAAGTTCAAGTACTAATTTAAGTCCACAGATTAATGTAGTAGTAAATAACAATATGGAGCAAGACCCATTAGGACAAATGGTTAATAATATTAAGACATTTAGTGGTGGGTCTAAAAATGATTATAATTATGGAATGGGAGGAGCATAAATATGAGTAGATTAAAAATGTTAATAAACAATGAAGAAGTAGTATGTAATAAAGAATTTACTATAACAGAAGAAATACTTACTACTTCCTCAACCATTCTTAATAATTGCTATCCAAAAAGTTGGGAAACTGATAAAAATTATATTTCTAGATTTTATTATCCTAAAGATTATTCTAAATGTAAAATATATAAAGATGATGTACTTGTCTTCTGCGGAGTAGTAAAAAATTCGGGTAACATAAGTCTTAACCCTAGATATCCTCACTTTTGTAGTTTACAAATATTAGACTTTAAGACTTTACTTAGTGAGGGCGAGACTTTAGACTTTGTTATAAATAATAAGACAATAACCGAAGCAATAGAAATGATAATAGATGCTATTAAAGATTATGGTTTTATATTAGGGAATATCAATATATTCGGTGCTGATGATATAATTGGTGCTTATTCAACACAGAATAAGACTGCCTATGATGTATTTCAATATCTAGCAGATATAACAGGCTCTAAATGGTTTACAAGACTTGTTGATGAAGATAAAGTTGCTATTGACTTTTATGACCCTTTATTAATGACAAGAGGAAAAAATATTGAATATAATATTACTTGGTTTGAAGAGAATAATATAAATGATATTTCTTTTAATTATGGAAGTAGAGATTATAGAAATAAACAAATAATGCAATCTGATGAAGTTTATGCAAGCATAGATTACACCGAAACATTAATAGCAAATGGATATGATGTTAATTTCTTAACATCTTCTAATATAGGTAATGTAAGAAGCATAAATGTTAATGGTGTATCTAAAACTTTTACTGCTAAATCAAATAAAGAAATAGGAATAGAAGCAGATTTCTATTATACACCAGGCAAAAATCAAATAGAAAGCGAAGAAAATTATCCTGCTGGAACTCAGATACAAATAAAGTATCAACCTCTTGTAAAAGGTAGAAAAATAGTGTATAATAGTGATGAAGTAGAAAGAGTAGCAAATCAAACAGGAAGAAAAGGAGTTATAGCAAGATATGAGAATAGAAATGATGTTCTTTCAAGTGATGAACTTGATAAAGTGGGACAATCTTATATCAAATATAAAGGTAGTGCAGAAGTCAATTTAAAAGTAGTAACTGATGATAAAGATATTTATAATATTGGACAAATAGTACACTTTGATGCACCTATTGATGATTTAACACAAGATTATATGGTAAAAAGAAAAGAAATAAAAGTAATAAATACAACAGACCAAGAAAAGATATTCTACACTTATGAATTATCAAGTTCGTTTAATAGTGAAAGAGCAATAAATTGGTTTGATAATCAAAGAAATAAAGCAAGTGGAAATATTCAAGAGGGAGAGAGCATAACAAGAAATGTTGATATAGAAAATTCAGCAAATATCATATATAATAATTTAACTATTAGTGAAATTACAGTTATTGGAGATAATATATTAAATTGTACATTAAATGCTCCATTTATAAATTAGGAGGTAATTATGACAGATGATTTTAAAAGTAAAATTATAACATATTTATGTGGCAAATATGAAATACAGAATAAAGAAGATAAACCTACTATAGAGCAAATAAAAGAAACAACTAATAATTTCACTGATAATTTAAAAGCAGAATTAAAAAAGCAAGGACACGAAGTATATAGATTATATATATATGGCTCATTTCAAAGTAAAAATGCAAGTGATGCGGGACTTGATAAAACATTAATATATGGTGTTGTCGATGATATAAATAGAGAATTAAATGGATATATTGTTATTGTAGATGTTGGATTTAATATAATACAAGTAATTACAAAATATTCAAGTGGTGTAAAAATTGACAGAATGCTAAAATTAGAAGCAGATGAAACTGGCAATTTAATGGCAATAGAAAGATATGGAGAGGGATTAGGAACTTTAAGATTTCTTTTATTAAATAACCCTACTGTTAAATTACCTAGTGATGCAGAATATAAATTAATAATTAAAAAATCTTATGAATTTCCTAGCAATTTAAGAAGTTATGCTTATGATTTTATACGAAGAAGAATTGGAGGAGGCAATTATTTATTTGGTGGAACTAATACAACAGCAACAGGAAAATTTCCTATCGCTGTAGAACTTACTATTAATGTTGGAGCAGAAAATGAATGGAAATTATTTGAAAGTGATAGTAGTTTTGGTACTAGTGTATCTTATGCAATAAATGATATGTGGCAGACTTGGGATAATGAAAATAATCTAGATTTTCAAATGATAGGTATTTCAAGTGATAATATGCTAAGTGTATATAATAAAAATGGAGATAATATTTCACTTACTTCAATAAATGTTTTAAAGTACAGTGAAAAATTAATAGTATCTAATGTTATTAGAAATATATCTAAAATAAAACAAAAAAATAATTTCTATTCTATAATATATCAATATACTTTTGAAAAAGGAAGTACAAATAAATATGCTCTATATGAAATTTTTAATATAAAAGATGGTGTTGTTGCCAATATATATAAAAATCAATTTGTATTAGACAATTATTTAGAAGAGCAAGATTATGGTGGGTTAGGAATGAGTATAAAAGGCAATGATGTAAATATATTTATGTTATGCTATACAAATATTTCTGTTTATACATTATATATAGGAAGAATTGCAAATAATCAAGTTTATTTAGTTGAAAAAGATAATATTAGTCAATCTGTTTCCAATCCAATAATATTCTATAATGTTACAAAACAATTTAACTTATATAATTATCAATTTCAATTAATAAATTTATTGTATTCAACACTAGAGATATATAATGAAAATAATTATAATGGACTTCCATATCAAGATTTAGATAGTATGGTTCCTAATTCTGGAATATTATATAATAGTTCAAACATACCAATATTCGCAAGAAATTTATATAATAAAACAATAAGTGGAAGAACTACACAAAGTACAATTGAAGTACCAAATATTTATTTAAATGATGATATCATAACAAAAGAAAACTTGCTAGGTAAAACTAATTCTATATTAATAAGTAATTCAGAAACTATTGTTAAAAATATATACGAAACATTAAATATAAATTTCATAAATACTTTGCAAATAAGAAATGATAATGATGAAGTTAACCCTATACTTAACCCAGTAGGAGCGAGCAGGCTAAATAATAGTATATCAGAAACGACCGATTATAATAATATGAAAGCATTAAAAGTAAAAATTAATTTTACTGATAATACTAATTATATAATTCAATTAAATGCTAATCAAATTTATAAGATTAGTGATACAAGTTATATATATGATTTTGATATATATGCATCAAAGGATATAACAAATATTCAAATAATAAGTAATGATGAAATAACAGTTTATCAGACTATAACTTCAATATTTATAGCAGATGGATTTTATAATATCACTCAAATGGTGGAAATAGTATAAAGGAGGAAGATAAAATGAAAAAAATAAACAATAAGTTGACAAAAAGGTGGGTTTATTATTTAATTAATGCTTCTCAAGGAGGTAACTTATGATAACTTATGAGGATAAGGTGGCGTTATATGAAAATGCAGATATTGCTAATGTAAATAAAGTAACTGCTGGTGATATGAATGAAATAAAACAAGTTGTAAATTCTCTTGCTAATTTATTCTTTCCAATAAAAAAGGTAGTAATATTTAACGATAATGATGACCACAGTAATTATTTAGGTTTTACTTGGAAAAGAATAGCAAGTGGTAAAATGTTGGTAGGTATAGATAGTGCTGATACAGATTTTAATACTATTGGTAAAACAGGTGGAGAAAAGACACATACATTAACAATTGACGAAATACCTAGTCATAGCCATAATACTTATTATGGGCCAAGTGGAAATGTTTATGCTGGAACAACAACTGTTCAAACGATTTCACCTAGAGATGATTTAATAACCTATACAGGTGGTGGACAAGCCCACAATAATATGCCACCATATCAAGTGGTAGCCCTTTGGCAAAGAGTATCATAAGTGATAAATCAAATAATGTAAACAATGTAAATACCCTACCCTACTATAAAGACTATATTTCAAATAGTAAAAAGCCCACTATACCTTATAAAATAAGGCTTTATATAGTGGGGTAGGGGGGTGGTTGACATAAGATTGTAAAATAAAAAGGAGGAAATATGAGCGACACTATAATAGTAGCACTAATATCATTTCTAGGTACTGGTATAGGCTCTTTTGTTGGTATGAACTTAATCAAATATAGAATTACTCAATTAGAAAAAAAGGTTGAGAAACACAACACTGTAATAGAAAGAACATATCGCCTAGAAGATGATATTAAGTATATGAAGGAAGAAATAAAAGAATTGAAAGTGAGGTGTGAATAATGGAATTAAGCACATTAATAAGTTTAATAACTATCCTAGTAACTTGGGTATTAGGCATGATATCAAAGAAGCATACTAAATTAAATAATAAATTAATACCAATACAGAATATCTTAGTTGGATTGATAGTTGCTTTAATAGAGTGGATAGTAACTAAAGATTTTAAAGTTGCTATTGCTTTAAGTGGAATAATTGCTGGTGGAACATACGACATATTCCATAATTTAGAGAAATTAATAAAAGGAGAGTAGATAATATGGTAAATATAATAAAGAAATTAGTTCCAGAAAGCAAATGGGGAATAAAATGTCCTTATAGTATGACACCTACAAGAATAGTAGTACATAATACTGCTAACGATGCTACTGCTAGAAATGAAATAGCATATATGACAAATAATAACAATGAGACATCGTTCCATTATGCTGTTGATGATAAAGAAATAGTGCAAGGAATAGAAGAAAATAGAAATGGCTGGCATGCTTCGGATGGCAATGGCAAAGGAAATAGAGAGGGTATAGCAATAGAAATATGTTATTCAAAATCTGGCGGAGAAAGATTTATCAAAGCCGAACAAAATGCAGTTGACTTAATCGTAGATATATTAAAAAGATATGGATGGGGAATTGATAGAGTAACAAAACATCAAGACTATGGAAATCATAAATATTGCCCTCATAGAACATTAGATATGGGTTGGGATAGGTTTTTAAATATGATAAAGGCTAAATTAGAAGATAAACCTGTTTCAAATATTGTTAATATATATTATCAAGTAGAAACTAAAGAAGATGGTGTACTACCAATGGTTAAAAATCTTGAAGATTATGCTGGTTGGAGTGACCATCCAATTAGATATCTTGCAATGAAAACGGATAAAGGTGGTCTTAAATATAGAGTTACAACAACAAGCGGATTAACACTTCCTTGGGTAACTGAATGTGATATTAACAATCATAATACTGGATGTGCTGGAAATGGTGAACCAATTGCAACTGTAGAAGCATACTATTATACACCAAAGGATATAATTAAAGAAAGTGGATATAAATATATTTACTATAAAGTAAATGATTATCCATATCAAAAAGATACAATTAAAGGTTCAGGGTTTGATGGATATGCGGGAGAAAGAAGTGTTGTTGCAACAAAGTTTCAAGCATATATAGACAATTAATAAATTATTTGTTATAATTATTTATGAGGAGTACCACAACTGCTCCTCTAATACTTTGTTGTGGGAGGTATTAAAATGGAAAATGAAGTATGGAAAGATATAGTTGGTTATGAGGGATTATATCAAGTTAGTAATTTAGGAAATGTTAGAAATAAAAAAACAAAAAAACATTTATATAAGAATTGCAATAATGTAAATAATTATTTGTTTGTTAATTTAGGAAGAAAAAACAAAAAATATATTCACAGACTTGTTTATGAAACATTCAAAGGATTTAAAAATAAAAATAGCATTATAAATCACATTAATAGCGATAAAAGGGACAACGAATTAAATAATTTAGAAGAATGCAACTATAGTTATAATTTAATTTATGCTTATTATCATGGTGAAAGAAAATTAAAACCAGTTAGTCAATTTTCTCTGAATGGAGTTTTGATTGATACTTATATCACAGGGAAAGAAGCAAGTGAAAAAACAGGAGTTTCTAGAAGTGGTATATGTAATTGTTGTAAAGGTAAAATAAAACAAGCAGGTGGCTTTATTTGGAAATATGCAGAGATAGAAAAAGTTGAATAAAGATGTTAAGATAATGCTTAAAATCTATAAAACAAAAGAAAGAGATTGGATGGGATACAAGATATATAGAAACACTCCATTAACAAGACACCATATATTTAAAAAAGTATATGGAGGTGCAAACGATATATCTAATTATGCTTTATTAATAGAGAAATCTCATGAGGACTTGCATAGAATTGAAAAAATAGATTTACAAGCATATAATGAATTAAATAATTTATTCAGAGAATTAAATGAAAGTATGCAACCTCCAAACGAAGAATATTACCAAAATATAGGTAAAATATTAAAGAGAGTTAAAAAAAATTAACTCTTTTTTCTTTATTTTATAAGGGTTTATAAAGAAAATGTAAAAAAATTAAAAAAATTATTAAAATGTATTGACAAATGTAAATACATTATGTTATAATAATATTGTAATTAAGGAAAGGAGAATAAATAATGGAAAAATTAACTAAAGAAGAAATTAATTTGATAATAACATTATTAACAAGATTTCTTACAAAAGGAACTGGCAGATATGAAGAATTCATAATGACAGACAACATAATTAGAAAATTGAGTGAGAACTAAAAGTTCTCCTCAGTTTAAAGATATAAGAAAAGAAAAGGTGATTAGAATGAAAAAGATAATAAAATGGCTAAGAGATAACTTAGATAGAGATTTATATGAATATTATGAAGTTAAGAAAGGAGAAAGAATATAGTGAAAAAGTTTTTAAAAGAAAATAAAGGTATAATTATATTTTATTCAATAATTATTGTTGGTACTTTGTTAATTTTACAAAGAATTTCATCTTTAAATTAATAAATACACCGCTAGACTTAATTAAATTAGTCTAGAATTAATGAAAATAATAAAATAGACCAATTATATTAGAATTATCAAAACTTCGTTAAAATTAAAATAAATGGCGAATAAAAGGAGGAAAAGAAAATGGAAGAATTTAAATTGAATTTTTACTTTAATTTATATAAAGATAAGGCAATGGTAACTAGAAATTTGTTTAGAGTTGAATTTATTAAAAGACATGGTGAGTTCAAGTATCTAGAAGAATTAATTAGAAAGATAGAAGATTATCAAATAAATAAGTATGGAGCTACATTATATGAGTGGGAAAACAGCAAAACAAAAAGAAATATCAATATTTATTTAGACGCAGAAGAAAAAAGAAATAAAAGGAGGTGTAAATAATGGATAATGTTTATATTAATTTAAAAGATATTAATAGTGGTGCATTAAATGATATATTTAAAAATCAAGACTTAGTATCTGTTGAAGAATTAATTGATAAATTAGAAGATTATTATGCAGAAATAGAAAAACAACAAGAAGAAATTGAAGATTTAAAAGAATATAAAAATCAATATTGTGAATTATATGACCAATATTGTAGATAGGAGATAATATGAGAAAGAAAACAAAAACAAAAGTATTAAATATTAGGCTTTCCGAATGGGAGTTTAATGAATTAGAAAAAGCAACAAAAATGACAGGCCAAAGTAAGACATCGTTCTTAGTAATGGCGATGCTTGAAAAAATACAAAGAATAGGAGGGAAATAATGGAAGAAAAATTATTCTTATTTAATCCTTTTAACATAAAAAGTATAAATGAAAAAGAACTTGCTAGTATGTATCAAGAAGTATTTAAAAAAATTATAGATGAACCTAATTCAATGTATCAATATGCACAAAATGTAGAAGTTTATTCTAATCTTAATTACATAATAGGAGAAGTAATAGCAAGGCTTACTAAAGACATAATAGAATTAAAAACACAAATAGAAATAGATAGAGCAATAAAAACAACTGAAGAGCGAAAGAATTGGAATACTGAAAGAGATGGGAAAGCACCTGCTATGGCTTATTTTGAGGCTCTAGGAACTCGTTTCTGCAAAGATAGTATAAATAGACTAGCAGATAAAGAATGCTCGTTAAAAAGGTTTAAAAATGCTTATACAAGTACAGAAAATAAAATTAATGCTCTAAAAAAGAAATTAGAAAGTATAAAATTTGAAAACAGTTTTGAATAATTAAGGGGGGGAGATATTAAAAAGATAATATTTCTTCTTTTTATATATTGACATACCCACTTAAATGGTGTATAATCGTTTTAGATATGAAAGGTAGGTGATAAAATGAAACTATTATTTAGATTTATGAAGAAAGCAGATAAGGATAGAAACAGAATAACCATACCACAATTTCTAATTAATAAATATGGTAGTGAATTCTATTTAGAGTTCTATGATGATGAAACTATTAAATTAGTACCAGTTAAAAAGGAGGAAAAATAAAAATGCAACATTCATTTAATGTAGAAATAGCGAAAAAATATGGAATATTAGAAGCCGTTTTACTTAACCATTTATGGTTTTGGATAAAAAAGAACAAAGCAAACAATACTAACTATTTTGATGGTAATTACTGGACTTACAATAGTAAAAAAGCATTTAGTGAATTGTTTCCTTATGCTTCAGAAAGACAAATCGACTATGCTTTAAAAAAACTAATAGATTGTGGATTGGTGATAACAGGGAATTATAATAAATCATCATACGATAGAACCTTGTGGTATGCCATTACAAAAGTGGGGTATTCCATTTTACAAAATTGTGAAATGGAAACGACAAAATTGTTAAATGGAAACGACGAAATTGTTCAACCAATACCAGATATAAACACAGATATAAACACAGATAATAATAATAAGAAAGAAAGAAAGAAAACATCTTACGATGAAATTCTAAATTCTATGGTTGAAGATGATGATGTCAAAAATACTATTTGTGATTATATAAAAATGAGAAAGTTAATAAAAAAACCTATGACTGATAGAGCAGTAACTATGCTAATTAATAAATTATTTAAATTGTCAAATAGTAAACAAATTCAAATTAAAATATTAGAGCAATCTATCTTAAAAAATTGGACTGATATTTATCCATATAAGGAGGAAAACAATTATGCAGGCTATCAAGGAAATGTTAAAACAGACTTATCCAAGTACGATAGGTAGTAACATAGATGAAAATGGCAATGTCATTTTATCAAATTTTACTTTAGAAAAGAACGAATATATAAAAGACAACATGATTTATTGTGCTGTATGCAATCAAAAGAAATTATTTGTAGGCAATGATTGGCAAAATAAATTGGTTGCTAGAAGATGTGTTTGCAAATGTTATGAAGAAGAACAACAAAGACTTAAAGAAGAAGAAGAAAGAAGAAAAAGATTACTAAGAATAGAAAGATTAAAAGATAGGTCGCTAATGGACAAACGATATAAAAATGTGAAATTTTCTGATTTAGATTTAACAAATAGAAGTTTTGCAGAAGCATTTAACAGATGTAAAAAATATTGTGATGTTTCGTGCGAAGTATTAAACAAAGGTTATGGTATTTATTTATATGGAAATTCTGGTGTAGGTAAAACTGTATTAACCGCCTGTATGGCTAACGAATTAATGGAAAAGGAATATTCAGTATTATTTACTAACTTCTATGAAATTTTAAAATCAATAAGAAATACATACAATTCTAATTCAACTGAAACAGATGATAATGTTATCAATAGTATTGCAGATGTAGACTTCTTATTCATAGATGACTTAGGAACAGAAAGCCTAACTAAAAATAGTGGCGATAACTTTAGCCAAGATAAGATATTTGAAATCATTAACAAGAGATATAACAAAGAAAAGCCTACTATATTTAGCAGCAACTATTCTATTAAAGATTTAGTAAGAAATAGAAACTTTATGGATAAGACAGTAGATAGGATTAATGAAATGGCGACAGCAGTTATAGAAATAAAAGGAGAAAGTTATAGAGTAAAAAAAGTAAGAAATGAGGAGGTATTATTCTAATGACAGATAAAGAAATGTGGGAAGATGATTTAAAATTTATTGAAATGTTAAGAACCGAAAATTATATATTGAAAAGTCGAAATGATAATTATAAAAAGATAATCAGTAAAGCATTAGACAAGATAAATAATATGTTTGAGGTCGGAGATGAATTTAAGATTATAGATGATTTACTAGAATTAAGTGAAATATTAAAAGATTTTAAATAAAAATGTAAAATATAGTTGACAAAAATTAAAATAAGATGTATAATTAATATGTAAATGAAAGGAGAGGAAAGAAAATGTTAAATCAAGTTATATTAGTTGGAAAATTGACTAATAAGCCTATATTAGAAGAAAGAGGAAATAAAGTATATTCAAAAGTTACTTTAGCAATACCAAGAAATTATAAAAATGTAAATGGAGAATATGATACAGATTTTATAGATGTTGTATTAATTGGTAAAGTTGCTCAAAGTTGTGTTGAATATTGCGAACAAGGTGATGTGGTAGGTGTAAAAGGAAATTTGCAAAGATTAAAAGATAAAGATTTAGAAGTTCATGCTGAAAAAATTACATTTTTATCAAGTAAATAGCACAAATAAAAAAAGAAAAGGAGAACAAATAATATGGAAGAAATTAAAATTACAGAAGAAATGAAAAAAGAAGAAGAAATTAAAAAGATGAACATCTACGAAAAGATGTCATTAATAACCGAAGAAATAGGAGTTATTGAAAAGGGACTAGTTGTATCTATAAGCAAAACAAATAGTTATAAAGCAGTGTCGGAAAGAGATGTACTAGATGGAGTAAAACCTATAGAAAAGAAGTATAGAGTTTATAGTTATCCAGCAAAAAGAGAAGTAATTGATAGAGATACTTTAGTAAAAGAAGCAGAGTATAATGGAAACATAACTAAAACTAATACATTATTTATGAGAATAGAAACTACTTATAGATTTGTTAATATTGATAATCCTAGTGAGTTTATTGAGACAATGGTTTATGGAGATGGTTTAGATACTGGCGATAAAGCACCGGGAAAAGCAATGACATACGCCGATAAATATGCACTTATGAAAGCATATAAATTAAGTACTGGAGATGACCCCGACAAAGAGGCAAGCCCAGAAAATGGCTACAAGAAAGCAACTAAACAAGTAGGCAATGCAAAAATAAGTCCTAAACAAATGGAACTTATACAAAAATATTATCAAGGCGAAAACTTAATAAAATTATTAGAAGTAAACAACCTTGAAAAAATAGAAGATATGTCTATTAATAAAGCAAGTGAAATATTAAGTAAATTATTTAAAAAGAAAGATGAGGAATAATTATTATGCAAGAAAACGAAGTGAAAAAAGTAGATTTATATAATTTTATAGTAAAAAAAGAAGATAACTATCAATTAGCAGATATAATTACATCAGAATTAAAAATGATAGATGAAGAAAAAAAAGAATTAAAAAGAAAAGAAGATGCAATAAGAGAAACTTTATTAAAAGAAATGGAAGATAAAGGCATTATAAAAATATCAGATGAGAATATTAGTATTACTTACAAAGCACCAACTGAGAAAGAAACATTTAGAACAAAAGATTTTAAAAAAGATTTACCTGATTTATACGATACTTATGTAGAATTTACACCAGTTAAAAGTTCATTAGTAATCAAGATAAAATAATGAAAACTTGGACTATAGGTAATTATGTTATAGAATATTGGGAAGATAGCCATCTTTATGTATGCAATGGAATTATTCTTCCCTCTATAACAACAATATTAAAAAAGAAATTTGGAAATAAGTATCAAGGTGTAGATGAAAGATTACTTGAATTAGCAAGCGAAAAAGGTACGAATATGCACCAAGCAATTCAAGATTATGAAGAAGATAGTATAAATGACCTTAATAATAGAGAACTTCAAAATTATATATTCTTAAAGAAACATTATAAATGGCAAGTAATAGCCTCAGAGATACCAGTAATCTTGTTTCTAAATGATGTTCCAGTAGCAATAGGTAGATTAGACCAAATAATAGAAATAAATAGAGAAAGAGGAGTAAATGACTTTAAAAGAACTGCAACATTTGATAAAGAATACGTTTGTTTTCAGACTAACCTTTATAAAATAGCCTATGAGCAAACTTATCATATACCATTATCATTTGTAAGTGGTACACATTTAAGAGAAGAAAAAAGAAAGTTTTATAAATTGCCAGTAAATGAAGAAATGGCGATGAAATTAGTAAAAGAATATTTAGAAATGGAAAATGAGAGAAAGGAAGAAGAAGATGTATAGATTTAAAAAAGAAAAGTTTGATAAAATAAAATTAAATCAAGCAAAAATAGCAGAAGAAGTTGGAATTACTAGACAGTACATGAATAGTATATATAATCAAGCAACATTATGCAAAAAAACTACAGCCTATGCTATAACAAAAAGCATAGATAATAATGCTGAAATAAAAGATTTCTTTGAAGATGCAAGATAATGAGTGTTAGAAGCAAATTTTGTGAGTTTGATAAAGAAACAAGAAAGTATATAAAAAAAAGAGATAATAATAGGTGTGTCTTTTGTGGAAATAATGGGGCTTTACAAATAGCACATATATTCTTATCAAGGGCTCATGGCGGTAAAGGTTGTAAAGAAAATGGTGTTATGTTATGTATTAAATGTCATCAAGCATTAGATAATGGTAAAGATGTATCATTAAGAGACCAAATAAGCCAATTTTGTAGGTCATATTTAATCGAAAAAGAAAACATAATAGATTTATCTAGTTTGATGAAAACACTTAAATATGATAAAAAAAATAGCCTTAGAGAAAGAATTATAATATCAGAAGAGAAAAAAGAAATAAAAGATAGATGTAAAAATTGCAGATTATTAGAAAAAAGGCAAATAAAAGGTAATTCAATACCTACATATTATTGTAGATATAGAAAAATAAGAATAACAAAAAATACAGAGGCTTGCAAAGATTTTAGGAGGATAAAATGAAACCAGAAAAAATAAGTAGATTTCAAATGTGGAAATTAAAAAAAGAATTTCCTACAAGTAAGACTGAAAGAGAACAATTAAGAATATTAAAAAAAGATAAACAAGAAGATATAAAAGCATATTTAATTATAATTAATTTATTATTATTAACAGCAATATTAAGTTATGTATTATATTTGATGTTAACTTATAAGTGGTAAGGAGGAAGAATAATGTTAAAGATTAAAGATAATGTAGATTTAAAAGAATTAGAAAAGTATGGGTTTGAAAAAGGCTTTAGATTTCAGCCATTAAATCCTTTGCCTATAGTAGCAATAGTAGATACTAATAGAAAAATAATAATTCAATATAGTACAAGTGGCTGGTATGATAATAATTACTGGTATTTATATGATAAAAATCAAGATAAAGTATATGATTTAATAAAAGCAGATTTAGTAGAGAAAGTAGATGATTAAATGCTTATATTATATATACCATTAATTATATTGGGGGTTATTGGTATAGGAGCAATTATAGGATTAATTTTGATGATAAAGGAGTGGAAGAATGACTAAAACTAAAGAAGAACTAGAATTGATGATTAAAAAAGCCTGCGAAAATTTTTTTAAAAAACTAGCAGAAAATCCCGAAGAAATGCTTAATTTGAGTGATTTACAAGATAAATATAATAATCTTTTAAAAGAAAAGATAGAGTTAAAAGAGCAAATAAAAAAGCAAAAAGAAGTTATTGATAAAGCAACAAATGAATTATTTATTTTAAAAGATATGATATATAAACCAGAAACAAGAGAAGAAAATTTTGAAATTCAACGAAAAATATCTTCAATAATAAAAAGATTAAATGGTAAAGAGGTGTCAAAATGAATACATATAGTGAAGACAAAATGTATGAAAAATATTCTAGTGAAGTAGAAAGAATGCAAAAATGTATTGATGAGTTGCAACAAGAAAATAAACAACTAAAAGAACAATTATTAGTAACTCAAACAAATGAAGAAACATTTAGACTAGAAATGGAAGATATAACAAAAACACTAGGACTAGATGAAAACACAATATTTGATGATGTTAAAGTATATGCAAGAAGTTTAAAAGATAATTGGAATGAGTTGAAAGAATATATAAAAGAAACTAAATTAAAAGAATTTGAAAAATCATATGGTAAAAGATATGGTAAAACATTTACTCAAGCAGAAATAATTGTATGTAATATGATTTTAGATAAAATGCAAGAATTACAAGGAAGTGATAGTAATGAGTAGATTAGTAAAACATGTTTATTTTTATAAAGAAATATCAGAAGAAGAATATGACGTATTAAAGAGATATGTTGAATTAATAAATATTACTGATTATCAAGATTTTGGTTTTAAAAAACTTAGCGAATATTTAGAAGAATATTATTGAGGAGGATGTAACAAAGTATGAAAATAATAAATAATACTAGTTTAAATTATTCAACTATTGGCTTTATAATAGATAACATAATATCTAATACTCAAGGAACAACTCATTATGTAGGGCAAAAAGAATGGACTATATTAGAAATTAATACTCATAAAATAACAATACAAATAAGGTATTTAAAAAGTTATGTAGAATGGAGATTTGATGAAAAATGAAAATAACAATTTATGATTATGATTATAAAAGAAAAATAGATTTTAAAAACGATGCTAAAGGTATAAGAGATTTCATATTATTATTAAATAAAATGTTTAAAGAAAATGGCATTAGAATTTATATAGGTTTTAGTTATAAAAATAGTGATGAATAGGAGGTAATTATGAAAGATATAAATATAAATTATGAGGACTTGAATTTTGAACAAAAGATATCATTAAAAATAAATTATTTATTAAGTTTACCAGCAAGTGAAGCAGTAAAGAGTGCCTTACTTAATTTGAAGTGGGTACTAGAGATATATCAAGAAGAAAAAGTGAAAGGAAGAAGAAGTAGATAATGACTGCTAGAGAAAAAGAAGCATTAATAGAAAATGCAATAAAAGAGTCAAATACAATATCTGAAGAATGCAAACAAGAATTACTAAAATACTACCAAAAAAAGAAATTATATATGAAAAATGGTGTATTTTCTTTAGAGGGTGATAAGAAAACATATGAAGATATGATTTTTGAATTACAAGATGAAAATCAAACTTTAAAAGATAACTGGGATAAATTAAAAGAATATATAAGAAAAACCAAATTAAAAGAATTTGAAAAGTCATATGGTAAAAGATATGGTAAAACATTTACACAAGCAGAAGTAATAGTATGCAATATTATTATAAACCATATGCAAAAATTAGAGGAAAAATAATGGAAACACATAGAAGAAGAGAATTATTGAAAATAAGACAATCTTTTTTAGAAAGATATAAACTTGCCAAACAATTTAAAGATAGTTTTTATACTGAATATTTTGCTAAACAGATAAGAGAAATAGATGAGGAATTGATAAATGAGGATGGTGATAATTAATGATAAAAAAAGAAATATGATTAGAAATGATTAACAATATCAGGGGGAATAAGGTTATGGAAAGGGGAAGTAAATGAATGTAGTAGAAGAGATAAAAGAAATAGTAGCAAAATTAGATAAAATAGATGATTATAGTAATTCATTATGTGATAAATTGAGTGTAGTTGATAGTAAGACACAAGATTTACTTCATTATATAGAAAACAATAAAACAAATGTTCTTTGGTGTTATAGAATGCTAAAAGAAATTAAGTCTTTGAGACAAGAAAGAAGAAAAATAAAAAATGATATGGAATTGCTTTCAAAATACAATGAGCATAAAAATAAAATAATTTCTAAGGACAATAGACAATTTTTATTAGCAGAAGTATATAAAAAAGAAAAAACACTAGGAAAAAAATATGTTAACAAACAATACACTGAAGATGAAATGCAAAAAATAATAAAAGGGGTGTAGTAATGTATATAGAATATAACGAATTGCTGAAGCAATTTAAGAAAGCAGAGAGAAACTATAACGAAGCATTAGAAAAGAAAAGCGAATTAATATTATCTGTAATGCCAGGAGCGGTAAAACCTAAAGAAGTTATGATAACTACAAATACTTCACCAGACACTAATTTAATTAACTACACAAGCGAAATAGATGAAGTAGATAAATTGATTAACCAAAGTAGAAACACACGAGATATGTTAAATTATGAGCTTAAGAAGAAGTTAATCAAAATGAAAGAAGAAGGGGATGTATATGACAAAATATACATCTATAGATGGATAGAACATAGATCTGTGTATAAGTTTTATCGTTTAGTAGGGTATAGCAGGCCTCAAGTCTATAGATTTATATCGGAGATGAAAGAAAACCTATATAAAAATAATTATGAGACAAAATGAGACAAAACTAGGTTTATGATGTTATTGTGATAATATATAAAGTCACACACATAACTAACCCCTGGTACACTACCTATTAGTAGGTAGTATAGAATAGATATATAAAATGTAATGGTGGAAGTGCTAGACACAATATTTTAAAATGAATATTCTCTATTTTATTAGTAGAGGTCAGGTTGGATGCCTGTGAGATAATATCAAAGTTATTATATCTATTCTATAGTACTTACTAATACGAGATTACATACCTCCTTTACTCTATTAAATGATATTTATCTTTTTCATTTAGTATGTAATCAGATTGACACATTAGTGTCTTTTTTTATTAAAAAAAGAAATGCAGGTGATAAGAATGAATTTAACAAATAATCAAAAGAAGTTTTGCCAAGAGTATTTAAAATTAGGTATGAATGCTACTCAAGCATATATGAAAGTATACAAGACCTGCAAAAAAGAGGAAACTGCTAGAACTAATGCCAGTAGAATGCTAACAAATGCTAACATAAAAAAGTATATTGAAGAACTACGATTAAAAGTAGAAGAAAAAGCAATTGTAAATATAGACATGGTAGTAAAAGAGTTGGCCGCTATAGCATTTACTGATAGAACAAAAATAGCGAAGTTGGTAAAAAAGACAGTTGAATCAAAAGATGGAAAAAAGATAGAATACGAAGATATTGAATTTGCTTATACAGATGATTTAGAAGAAATCGATAAAAAGGTGATAGCAGGGTATAAAAGAACAAAAAATGGAATATGTGTTGAAACTTATGATAAAGTTAAGGCACTAGAATTATTAGGTAAATATTTAGGAATGTTTACAGAAACAGTTAAAATTGAAAATCCCGAAGCTACAAAGATATTATCATCTATATCTAGACAACTAGGTGGTAAGAGTGAATGAAGAATTTCCGTTAAGTGAAAAATATATAGATTTTCTTAAATATGATTGCAGTACTGAATTTCTCGAGGGGACAACTTTTGCTGGAAAGACTACTGTAGGAATACCAAAGTTCATGTTCAAAATATCAAATTATAAAGGAACTAAACCGAGTATTATATCAGGACTAGACTTAGGAACCATCGAAAAAAATATAATTAATTCAGATAAAGGTTTAATTGAAATATTCGGAGATTATAAAGAAGGTGGATGTGTAGAGTACAATCCAAATGGAAAAGGGAAGATAAGCCTTCCACATATAATTTTCCATACAGAAAATGGTAACAAGATAATTTATGTACTAGGATATGATAATAAAGCAAGATGGAAAAAAGCATTAGGTGGACAAGTATTTGGATTATTTATAGATGAGTTTAATATTGCTGATATGGAGTTTGTTCGAGAAGCATTCATGAGAGCAGATTACAGACTATGTACTATGAATCCTGATGATCCGAATAAAGAATGTTATACAGAGTTCGTTAATAAATCTAGACCAATAGAAAAATACAAAAGTGATGGACCACTAAAATTATTAGAAATGTTAAATGAGACACAAGTTTCTGATTGGACTTGGTGGTATTTTACATTTAATCATAATTTAAGTTTAAGTGAAGATAAGAAAAGACAAATAATAGAGTCGGTTCCAGTAGGAACAAAGTTATATAAAAATAAAATACAAGGTTTAAGAGGAAAAGCAACTGGACTTGTATTTAATGTAATTGCTGAGAAGCACATCATAAATGAAAAACAAGCAATGTTTGAGGATTGGAAAGAAAAGGAGCCTAAAAAGAAAAGAAAGTTTATTAGATTTTCAATAGGTTGTGACACCTCATATTCAAAAAAATCTCACGACAAACTTACATTTGAATTTACTGGGATTACTGATGACAGAAAATGTATACTACTTGAAGAAGAAACTTACAACAACAAAGATAGAGAAATACCATTTGCTCCATCAGATGTTATACCTAAATTGATTAATTTTGCTGAGAAATGCAAAAACAAATGGGGATTTGCAAGATACATTTTTATAGATAGTGCTGATGCTGGAACAATAGCAGAAGCAAAAAAGTATAAAAGAAAAAATGCTTGTATTTATATGTTTGAAGGGGCATGGAAAAAAACAAAGAACTTAACAAGAGTGCAATTGCAACAATCTTGGTTAAATACTGAAGATTTTTTAATTGTAGAAACTTGCAAAGATTATATAGATGAAATGAATGTGTATAGTTTTACAGAAGATGGACAACTAGAAGATGGTAATGACCATAGTATACAAGGATGTCAGTATGCTTGGTTACCATTCAAAAACTTAATAGGAAATTGGGAAATGATAAAGCAAATGATAAAAGATATAAACGAGGAGTGAAAATATGGGATGGGTGAAAAATATGATAAGAAATTGGTTAGAGATTAAAAATCCTGGTTCAGTTAATTTTGATATAGAGCAATTGAATAACTTTGAAAGCCAGGCATTTATAAATATGATTTGGTATAGAGGTGAACCTAGTGAATTGGAACAACTTTATGAACAAGCCGATGATAGACTTGGAAATAAACACTTTTGGGGAAGTAAACCTACAGTTGGTATGAATATTAGAAAAATTCATACGGGCTTACCATCAATGATAATAGACACTTTGGCAGATGTTGCTACTGATGACTTGGATAAAATTGATGTTGAAAAAAGACAAGAAGAATGGAATGAAATATCTAAAGAAAATGATGTGAAAAGTTTGATAAGAGATGCAGTGGTGGGCACTTTAGTATCTGGTGATGGTGCATTTAAGTGGTCAATAGATACTAGTATAAGTAAATATCCTATAATTGAGTTCTATGATGGCTCTAGAGTTGATTTTGAATATGAAAGAGGTAGATTAATAGCAGTTATATTTAAAACTAAAAAAGTTATAAATAAGCAATATTATACTTTGCTAGAAAAATATGATAAAAATGGAATTACTTATAAATTACATAACAAAGAAGGTACAGAACTTGATTTGAAAGATTTCCCAGAATTAGCAAAAAAATATGAAAAGGTTACTAATCAAAATGATTTTTTAATGGCATTACCAATTATGTTTAAAAAGTCAAAGAAATATAAAGGAAGAGGAAAATCTTTATTAGATGGCAAACTTGATAATTTTGATGCTTTTGATGAGGTATGGTCACAATGGATGTTAGCATTGAGAAAAGGACAAATAAAAACATATATACCTGAATCATTATTACCTAGAGATCCGGAAACTGGATTGTTATTAAGGGGTAGTGATTTAGATAACGATTTTATTTCTGTAGAAGAAAGCATTGGAGAAGATGTTAAGAACAAAATAGAGACTACACAAGGTCAAATTCAGCACGAAGCACTATTGAGCACTTACATTACTGCATTAGATCAATGCTTAACTGGTTTGATTAGTCCAAGTACATTGGGCATTGACACAAAGAAAATAGATAATGCAGAAGCAACAAGAGAAAAAGAAAAAACAACTCTTTACAAAAGAAACCAAATAATTGAAACACTTACTAAAACAATAAATGATATTGTTAACATTACCTTTAAAGTGTATGACACTATGGAAAAGAATGAAATTACTGATATAGATGGTGTTGCAAGTTTTGGTGGTTATGCTAATCCATCGTTTGAAGCACAAGTTGAAACAATAGGAAAAGCTAAAACAAATGGTGTTATGAGTATAGAGACAAGTATTGAAGAGTTATATGGTGATACCAAAGATGAAAAATGGAAAAAGGAAGAAGTAAAAAGAATTAAAAATGAATCTGGAATAGTTGATATGGAAGAACCATCAATCAATGAAGATTTAGATTTAATTGAAAATGAAGAGATGTTGAAAGGTGGTGTTGAAGATGGTGGAAAGTAAGGAAAAACCAATAAAGGGATTAAAAATCAAATATGATGGAAAAACATATGAAAATATCACTTATTTTAGTATCAGTACTTGGGGTGGAAAAGAAAGAATTAATTTTACTGATAAAAAAAGCGATAATGTTGTAACAAACATTAATTGTAATTTTAGTGATATAAGAATAATTCAAAGTAGTGATAATTAATGAATGATTATAATATAAAAAAAATATATGAAGATATGGAGATAGAATTGATATCTTCGATGAAAAGAAACTATAAAAGACATCTTAAAGAAGAAAAAGATACCGGCTTTGAATATTCTCAATGGCAATCAGAAAAGTTGAAAGAATTAAAAAGATATCAAAGAGAAAATAAAGATATTATTGGTGGTTATACTAAGGGATTATCTGATGAAGTATCACAGCATTTAAAAAGAGAACTTAAGCAAGGCTCTATTAATGCAATTAATCAGTATAATAAAGTAATGGGCAAAAATTTGAAACCTAATAAAATAATGAATCATAGTTTTTTTAGAACAAATGATAGAAAGGTCAATGCTTTGATAAAAGTTGTAAATAATGACTTAAAAACCTCTAACACAGCAGTTTTAAGAATGGCAAATGATCAGTATAGGCAAGTTATTCATAAGAGTGCTTTTTTTGTTGCTAATGGAGTTTTTACTGAAAAACAGTCTGCTAGAATGGCAACTAAAGAATTAACTGAACTACAAAAAACTAAACTTGCTATAGATGAAGCAAATAAAGACTTTTTAAGTAGAGGATTTAACTGTGTCGAATATAAGAATGGCAGAAGAGTCAATATTGCCAGTTATTCTCAAATGGCTGTTAGAACTGCAAGCTTAAGGGCTCAATTAATGGGTGAAGGAGACTTTAGAAAATCTATAGGAAGAGTATTAGTTCAATCAACATCTCATGGTGGTGCTTGTCCAATATGTCAAAAATGGGAAAATAAAATATTTATTGATGATGTGTATTCTGGTGGCACAAAAAAAGATGGTAAGTACATGTTATTAAGTGAAGCAATGAAACAAGGGTTTTTGCATCCAAATTGTCGCCATGGCTTAACGACTTATTATCCGGAGGCTGATGATATAGAAAATTATTCTGATGAAGAATATGAAAATGATATTAATTGGATAAATAATAGAATTGATGAAATTAATAATAATGAATTAAATTATATTGATAGAAATATCAAAAGATTTGATAGATTAGAAAATGGTTCAATATCTCCTATTAATATTCAAATGTTTGCTAATAGAAAAGAACAATGGATAAACGAGAAAGAAAAACTTATTAATAATTCTTATGTTGATATAACAAATCAATGGTCTGATGTTTCTGATGTAAATAATAAAGAAACAAAGGTATTAGAAAAAGATGAAATATTTAATTACAACGGAGAGAAATATATTATTGATGATCATTTTGTAAAATATAGAACAAAACAAAATGAAAGAGAGTTTGCTGATTGGTTGGTAAAAAAAACAGGATTAAATATACAATTAAATCCTGAAGTGGAATTTCCAGAAAATATTAGCGTTGCAGACTGTACTATATATAAGAAAAAACAATTTTTAGGAAACTATGATATGAAAATTGTTACTGGCAAAAGTAGCCAACTATTATTCCACAATGTTGATGGAAAAGAAAAAC